CGGAAAATGCTCGTATTATAATGTATTGTACAAGATCCGGTTCCTTCCCATGATACCGACTTATTTCCCTTTCCTGTCTTGCCAAGAGTTGGAACCTTTGCCTTGTTCTTCTTGAAATTCGCTTCAAGCTTGATTGCGGTCATCAGATTGTATCTACGTTCACCAATTGTCACGTAGCACTCTGCAAGAGCTGCAGAGATAGAATCCTTTGCAAGCATCACATTATTCATTTATACTTCACCCCCTTATTTCACTACTGTAGTCATGTACATAATACTCATGGCATTTACAACTTCAACCGTATTATTAACGACTACCGATTTCTTTGATTCTCCCTGTTCCACGGTGACATTATCCCGCTTGAAATTCTCAATAGCCCGCAAATTCTGTAATTTTTCACGGATCTCGCACAGCCCACTTTTCAAGCTGTTCCGCCCTGGATCATCATTTGGGAACTTCCCACGGAACCGTGTCTTAAAGAGCAGTGCATCATCATTTGCAAGCTGGTCTACAACCCTGATTGTCTGATTGTCGCAAAAAAATTCGTTGCAATCTTCCGTGATGGTTATGTGTGTATTGATATCACTTAGAATCTCAATTTCATCATCATTTCTATCAAACACAAGCTGTCCCTTTTTGATATAATCTTCCAGATCATTGTCAATTGGCTCAATGGAAAATTCACCATCGTACACTCTGCCCTCGCAGGACTTATTCACCGCAGTGGAGCATTCCACCCCGGTAAGCCAATATACAGCGGATGCTTCCGGCCAGCCCTCGTCCGTCGTTTTATTCGGTGTGGAAATAACTCCCATATAGTCAGCATCCGACTTGTAAAGCACAAGCTGAAACTTCTTACCAACTTCATCACGCATACGCTTTACATATGCCACATACAGCCTCTTGGTCACCTCATCTGTAACCACAACGCCCATCGTATTAAATCCGTAGGCTTCTGCCTTTGCCAGATACTCCGCATGCGCATCGCCATTGACGACACCATTCGTTCCACCAGACAGTGCTGCCGATGCAACTGCTGCAAGTTCCAACGTATCTGTTTTAAATGTCACAAAGTCATTATCTTTCAGATCAGCCGCTTTTTTTACATTCTGTACTTCAATTCTGGACGTATCAAGATATGTAGTTACATTCCACGACTCTGGATCATCCACGTCCTTTGCTATGGAGATCCTGATCGCATTGCCGCGTGTCCCCGTGTACTTAGCTGTAGCATAATCATTGGACGCTTTTGTCCCGCCGCCGTTTAACCGGTATGCATACAGCACCAAGGTTCCGCCAGCAAACAGATCTCGCAGTCCTTTCATCTTATCGTCGGTATAACTATATCCGAATATCTTTTTCGAATACTTCTGCACATCCGCTGTAGTAACCTTAAAAACCGTATCATCCGGTCCCCAGTCAAGTTCCAGCGGCATTGTTGCAATACCACGATCCGACAGTGCCGCGGATGCAATCCCTGCGCTCACGACATTGATATACGCACCTGGGATTACTTTATTCTGGGTTACCCATGTTCCTCCGCCAAATGCCATTTATCTCACCTCTTTCTTCAGATAATCGCCGATGATCTTATCCACCTGCGCGATCGTATAAGTCTTTCCGTTTTCCAACAACGCCTCCAACAGATCCCGCTTTTTCTTATAGCGTTTGGATTCTGCCAGCTGCTGCTTTGTAAATACATCCGCAAATACCTGTGGTTTTACTTCTGTATTTGTTTCACCCATATCGCACCTATCCTTTCAAATGTAATATTGTTGTCATAGTTTCCATAAGAGGAGCCGGAGTCTCTACCTTGCGGACGAAATAATTGTAATTTACAAAGAAATTCAGCACTCCGTCTGTAATCTCATGATGCATGTCCGTCCCTCGTACCGGCCTGTCTGCATCCAAAGGCGTAATATTCTCCAACGCCCATAACATACGATCAGCTACATCGCGGCATTCACTATTCGGATTGTCCTCCGATTCCGGGAAATACTGTATACAAAATGGATTGTCCATCAAATACCGTTTGGATGGGAAATCTGTCTTGGATGGATTTAAGAGGGTAATAAAAAAGCAAGGCTCTTTCAAGTCCTGCTTTATTTCCTCTGTATAAATTTCATAATCATCCCCAAACTCTTGGTTCAGGGCAATTGCTATCCCGGCTATCACGTTGTTAATCATTGAATGCCCCTTTCAAAAATTCATAAAATTCTGCTTCTAACTGTTTTGGAGCAATTCTCTTTACATCATTTTCCGATTTTGTCATCATAAGTTTTCCCGGAACCCATGCTTTCTTTAATCGTTTTCCCAAGGCAGGAACATATCTTCCTGGAGTTTGTACATGTCCGTATTCAACATAACTTGCATATTCTATCGGATTCTTAATTTCAATTATGTATTGCTTTCCAGACTTTTTCACCTGTACTCCATTTACATATGCAAGTATTTCATCCATAGAAACTCTTCCGCCTTTCGCAGCCTCTTCTGGTGTTTTTGAAATCCACCCACGGCGTAAAACACCGCCTTTTCTTCCCGATGGATTTATCCTTTTAGTATACTGCTCACCTTTTTTATGCTTTTTACCGTCACGCTTTGCTGTTGCAGTGACCTCATAAGAATAATTTCCAACTGGAGTACGTTTAATAACATATGTAAGTAATCTGGCAGCAAGTTTCTTCGCACTTGCTTCACAAAACTGCTGCCGTTTTGCTTCATCCTCCAGTTTTTTAAGATTCTCCTGTAGCTTTACCAACTCCCGCATATCCACGCTTCCCATTCCCATCATGCATACCTCTCTGATAATTGCAACACAATCTCCTGATGCGTCGGATATACTGCTGCCACACTGCCGCATTTATAGTTTTGTGTCACACCAGCCTGTGTTACTGTAATCTTTGCTCCCGGCTTGATCTGCACGTCTGGAGATAAAAACAGCTTTGTAACCTGTGCGGTCTTTGCAGCTGATTCCGTCTGATCCACTGCACTAACACTGGAATATGATAAGCGGCATGGTTCATCTTCCAATACCACCACATCTTTTTCTGTGGTAATCTTTGTTTTTGGATCTTTTGCTTTCTGATGCTCCATAACCGTACATCTGCCATCATATGTGGCTTCCTGGGCTTTCCTTGCAAGTGCCTGTGCCTGCTTGATTGCATCCGCGATCATTTCCACGCCACCTTCCTGTATCTGTTTAGTGAGGACTTATAATTTTTCAGCACTGTGTCCTTGAAATTAGCATCTACATACTGCTGGAAAGATGTAGAGGTATCTCCCTCAGAAATGGAAGAAACCGCTCCAACTGCTGCCGTCTCGCTTCCAATATTCTCATTCCGGTACAGATCCATCGCCATGCGGTATCCGGTGTTCACCAGTCCATCCGGCATTTCCTCCACATGGCAATAATTCTTTATGATTTCCTCTACGTCTGCAATGACAAATTCAAGAATCACATCCTTGGAATCATCCTCAATTCCAAGAAGTGCCTTTAACTTTGCCAGCTCCATAGGCTACCCGATCTTGTGTTTGATAGCCACGATTCTAAGCTGCTTCGGCTCATATACCGGCTTCCAGTTCTCTGCCATTGCAAGTTCTGCCCTAGTTGGAGTTTCCACATGCTCACGTTTTGCACCAGTGTATGCAATTCCTCTCGGATGCAGGATAAACGCTTTACGGTTAATCAGATAATCCACACCGCCACCTGTCTTCTTGTCACGATCCGTCTCAGTAGCTACATGGCCGACCGGAGAACCATTACCATAGGCAACCGCTCCATTGCCAAAAAGATATGTTGTGTATACTCCATCTTCAACCGGGCAGCCATCATCCACGGTCACACGTCTTCCCTGGTAAGTATCAAATTCCACATCGGTAGAATCACGCTCGGTCTCAATCAGATTCAACTTTTTCAGATAAGACTTTGTTGCAGAGTGCATCGCCACACCAGTAAGCTGTGCCTGTGCATCTCCAAGCATCTGGCACGCGTCAATAAATGCGGATGCGCTGATCTGCTTTGCTGCATCTGTCTTTCCTGTGGACAGATCGAGAATATGATCCGCCATTCTGGTCTCTGCTTTCGGTGTTCCGCTTGGATCTGCCGTGGTGGTTCCAAACACCCCCGCAAGAATCGCAATCAATTCTTTCTGCATATCGCGCGCCCAGTACTGTGCCACCAGATCACCGATTGCTTTCATCGGGTCCGCTCCGGCAAGTGCTGCGGACAGGTTAGTTGCTGCCCACATCTTCTGACGAAGGATTGTGGTGGATACATCTTTGTTAGAACCGATCTTTGCCGGTGTCATTTCTACATCCTCAAGTGTTGGTTCAGATTCTCCCTGTAAATCCTCGAAAAACGGCATGTTGTGTGTTCTTGCCGCCTCAGATGCCAGTGCATCAAATTCCGGGCTGTTTACCACGATCCCACTCTGGAAAAACGCGGACAGCTCCATCGTTCTGTTGATCACATACCGGTTAAAAAGCTCCGGTACGATCACGTCTGCAATTTTTGTAATTGCCATAAATATTTACCTCCTTAAATTGTTACCCCTGCGGCTGCAGCCATTGCTTTTGCCTGCTCCGGGTTTGATTTTAAAAGTTCACCCTGTTTGGTCAGATTGAACGTCTCTTTTGCAAATGGGTTTGTAGATCCGGCTCCCCCGGTACCGCCCTGTGGATGATATGGTGGTTTCGTCTGCTCCTGCTTGAACAGATGTGCCATAGTCTCGTCTTCCTTATACGGTTTTACTGCATCCTCTACACCAACCGGTTTACCTTCCTTGTCAAATGTGAACTTGTCAAGCCCACCAGCTTTGTAGATCAGATAATCCGGATCAAGAACCCCCTGCTTTGCGAGAGATTCCTTCAAAGCATAGGTCTTTGAGGTGTTTTCAGCAGTTTTCTTAAGATTTTCGATCTCATAATCTCCTATCTTTTTCTGTAACTCCTCATTATCCCCATTGGATTTCTTTAACTCCTCGATTGTTCCATTTGCAGTTTTCAATTCCTCGACTTTTGTATTAAAGTCGTCTTTTGGCACTGCATACTTCGGAAACTCTTTCTGTGCCGCATTCATGACTGCATCTACATCCAGCTTTCCATCTTTAATTTCTGCCTTTTCCAAAATTGCCTTTAACCATTCCATTTTCTTATCCTCCATAGATTTTTATTCCCGCTCTCCGGGTATTGGGATTCTCTGTTTATTCTCCAGATGAGTATTACTGTTCTTTAACGCCTACAGAAAAAGGCATATAAAAACAGGACTACCAGAGGAACTTACTTAGCGTCACCTCTGCGCCGTTCTGTTCATAAATTTCCAGTTGTCCTGTTATTACCTATTTTTGAGCACAAAAATACCACCATATCATTTCTGACTGGTGGTATCTAAAATTTTACATCTCAAGCATTTTCCGGATCAGTTCCAAATCAGTCACTTCAAGTGTTACTGTTCCTTCCAACGGATCCATATCTTCAAAGCGAAGTCCTGAGAAGATCAATCTTTCACAAGACTGCTCTCCCTGCACATCTCCGACTGCTTCATATACTTTTCCGGTATTAAATGTATCATCTGACTGATACTCAATATTCTGGCATAAAATAAAGGATGCATAGATTTTCTTTTCACCTTTGCATCTTCTCCCAAGGATAGGTGCCATACTCTGGTGCTCTGTGATCTCTATTTTCCCAGCAAATTGTGCAAGTGGAAATCGTCTGCCAGCTGTGATCACATTCAATGATGCGTTTTGAACATCTAATGTTTTTATAAGTTTCACCATACTATCACCCCTACTTTTCTTCAAAATGCGGACATTTTACATTTTTTCCATTCCAAATTTCAGATGGAAGATTTTTGGGATAAGCATCACAATATTTTGAAAAATCGTTTCTTGAACCTCTGTATTTACTGCAGTTCAAACATACGCAAAACAGATTCAGCTTGTATCTATCTATTTCATATGGTTTATATTTGCTCATGACAATTACCGCCTTTCAAATCTAGGTTTGACATTATATAGTTCACACAATCTTTCCCAAGCAGCCTCTCCAAGTAATATGATCGCATCCTCTTTTTTCATTCCATGTTTCACTTCATCATAATATTTATCTTGTAATTCATATATAATTTCGTCATATGTATCACTAAATGTCTTGAAATCTGGAAGTTTTTCTACCTGTTCATTATATTCTAACACATATGTACCGTTTTCCCCACAGGTTCTGAAACTTTTGACTTTATAATTTACCAGCAGATACAGATCTTCTGGGGACGGCGGCGTACTCAATGGATGATTATGAGTAACATCTTTTCCTTTCATCATTTTAAGCTGATACTTCGTAAATTCTATAGTATCCTCATTTCCCAACTGGCAATTTACCGCTTTCCCATTGTCAAATATAACTCCAACCTCATGGTCGAACTTGCAGATTTCCGACTCGACCGTATCCACATTTTTACCCTTGAAATCATAATAGTTCGGGTTGCTTTTATTATTGTTTGTGATAATCCCCAACCGGTCTTTCGCTGCATTGTCACCATCTGCAAAAGAGGATTTCCACTCTTCATATGTCATATTGCCCGGTACATAATATGTTTTTCCATCTTCACCACGCGCTGCACGTTCTCCCGGCACTCCAAAATCATCTTCGAAGTATGGGCAGGTACACCCACGGCAGTTCGGATGGAACGGCGGAGCTGTCACACCAATTTCATACTGGCTCATTGGAAAATGTTGCCCGTCCATAGAACCACAAAGGCTGCATGTGAAACCATCCAATGTCTCTAACACCTCAAACTGCTCCACCCCAAGTTCTGCAAAACAATCCTTTTGCGCTGCATTGGAAAAGGCCGCCTGTTCCGTCATTACCAAGCGGCCCGCATTCTGTTTTGATACATTCATCTTCCGCGCCAAGGCATCAATCGTCTTCTGCGAATCAGCACCGGTGATGATATTCTGTACCATGGTGGTGTTCAATTCATTGACCAGCTTCTGTTTGTTCGTCCAGATCCGGTCTGAAAACGTTTGCCCGTCTGCCGCCCAAGGCTTATGGACCACTGTATCAATCAACCGGTCATTCGGAGATGCAAAACTCCATCCGGTTCCAATCCCCTTCTGAATTTCATAGGCAGTATGGAGAAACCCAGATTGATAAACATCACGGATTGTAGAATCAACACTATCAATCTGATTACCGAACATCACTTCCAATGACTGCTGCATTTGAAGCTTCAATGCCTCCAGCCGATTGATGTGTACTTTTGCGGAAGCATTTTCCAGTTCCTTCATCCACTGTCCATTGATAGCATTTTCTTTTCCATACCGTATGTACTGCTCGACATCCCATTTCAGTTCATCCAATTCACTGGAATTTAATAACCGGCGTGCTTCCACAAGAGAAATCTCGTTATTATTTGCAAAGCGCTGATACCACGCATTGATTTTCGCTTCCATCTGCCGCTGCGCTACGAGATATTGCTTTTCGATATCCGCGTAGCACCGCAGGCCTTGCTGATGCTGGGATTCCTCTATCTGTTTGAAGCGTTTTTTCCAATATGCACCGTTTTTCATCAACAACTCCTTATTTTACAAAATAAAACTTAGGAATACATATCATATAGAATTTCTTTCTATAAATCTCTATACTAAACACTCTAATGCCCCAAATCCAAAAGAATGGAATCAAAATTCTACCCATGATATTTACAAACTCAATATCAATCTCCACCCGGATTATCTTGATTTTCGGAATTTTTCGGGTTGCCATTGGCATTGCCATCTTTGCCACCTCCGTTTTCTCCGCTGTTAACAAATGCTCCAGAATACAGATCAGCCTTTTCCTGCGCTTCTTTTTCTTCTTTTTCGATCTGCTTCAATTCTTCATCTGCATCTTCCACAAGCGGATGATTTTTCAGAATCGTCTTTTTACTTACAATTCCTACGGAATCCTTGCAAATCTGCGCCTGCTCCGTATCATTCTTGATACAGGTACGGGTCCATGTCTGGATGATCGTACCGCACTGAATGCCAAGCGCTTTGCAGATTGCACGCACCAGCCGAGCAAAGCCAAGTCGGAACCCTGTTTCCATCAATCCAGTTTTCATTTCCAAGAGCGAATACATGAATTTCAGCGCTTCACCAGACTGATTACCAAAGTTCTCCGGCTGCGGGTCAAAGCCTTGTCCCTGCTCGAAGATTGCCTTTCTAGTTGCATCCAGTACACTGTTCCGGGCTTCAATCGGAATCTCAATGTTCAGCGTAGACACAGCACCGCCCTCATCCCCATCTACCTTAATGGTCTTGTACTTTTTTAAATCAGATAGGAATCCATTCAGATCTTCACCGCCATATCCAGACAGTACAAAGATCAGCTCCTGTATATCATCCAAATCATTGATAAAGCCGCTGTAGACCTTGTCATATACGTCTATCAGCGGCTTAATGTTGCGCAAATCATCTGTATGGATATTGTTGTTGTAAAACGGGATGAATGGCACTTCCCCGAAATCATGTCGGTAATCCGCTACCATCTCGCCACTGTCTGGATCTATGAACATATCATAATATGTCAAAAGATCCAATTCATCCCCGGTTCTCCGCCGGAATGCCTGGCACTCCGCATCCGTCCAGTATTCGTACACGGTATAATTGTCACCTGTCGCATCGTCAATGTCCGGGTACACCCTCATTAGTCCGATCAGCCTTCGTTTAAGGCTACGGTCAAACACCGGGATGATCTGCTCAGACGGAACAACTGCCCATTCAAAACCATTATCGCCCTGCCAGTAATGCGCCCAGCCAATGGAAGTATTGGCAGCATTCACACACAATTTCATGCAGTTTTTTGCATACTCATCACCCAAGGTTTCCGTGATACGCTTATTGCTCGCCGTACTGCCTACATCGAACAACGGCGGTGCGGTAAACGCATAGGACGCTTTCTGGTTCACGATCAGACCATGAAAGTTCCGGGGAATCCGGTTGTCTGCGTTGCGCAGCGGATTGTCGGGTTCCTCTTTTTTCTCATTTTTCTGCTTATCACGAAACAGTATGTCCGTCTCATTGCGGTAATAACGTTCTGCTATATCCGCACGTGTCACAAATGCCGCATGGCCGGGCTCATATTTTTTTATCAGTTGCTTCATTGTATCAATATCCATTGTTACCTCACTTCAAAATACCGATGCTTCCCGGCTTGCGAATAATTGTATAACAGAAGTACCGCAGTGCATCCATTGCATGATCGTGCTGCTTCACCGGTTTATCCTCTCCACGCTCAGATGCTTTCTGATCCCATATGTACGATCCAAATTCTTTAATTGTGTTCTGGCACTGATCACTGATTGCGATTTTTCCCTGATTCAGCAGGGATGCCACAAATCGGATACCGTCTAGTACGTCATTTTTTGCTTTCTTGATTGCATGACCTCGTTTTTTCAATTCTGCTATGAACGATGCTGCGGACGGGTCAATGATGATCTTTACCGGTTTTATCCCGGCAAGCCATTGTTCCAGATCATCCGCATACTCGCTATCCGTTTTCTGCCTTTCTTCATCACGGCCGGAATAATAATACTCGCGACAGCATACCCACCGCCCGGAACGTTCTTTACACCACAACAGGAATACTGTTGCATTCTGTGTACCATAGTCACAGGACACATAATAATTTGTATTGGTCAGATCAGCCAGACTGGAAATCACATGCTTGGCAGTGTCGAACATATCGTAAATAATGCCCTCTGCCATCGCCCATAGTCCAAGGATGTACCGGCGGTAGAACACGCCTGTGTACATGCTGCGGTATCGCGCCTTAATTTTCTCCGACAGACTCAAGTTATCATCCATCGTGAAATGCAGATACAACAGATGCTTTTCTTCTCTTTTATCAATCCATTCTGTCTTAAACCAGTGATATGGTCCATCCGGATTGCAGTTGAACCAGTACTTAGAACCATCAACAGAACATCGTCCGGTTGCCTGGTTCACAAAGCTTTCCGGCATCAACGCAACTTCATCAAAAAAGACCCCAGCCAAGGTAATACCCTGAATGAGATCCTGTGATCGTTCGTCTTTGCCGCCAAATATATAGAAATAGTTGGTCACATCTCCTTTTGTGATGATAACCAAATTGTCAGCCCTGTGATCTGCCACCGTATAACCGCGACTTCGTAGCATCAGCTTAAGCCAAAATAATACATTTCTGCGGAAAGAACCGATTGTCTTGCCGCACATACCGAAATTTTCGCCGTCAAATGAGCTCATCGCCCACATAACAAACGAAAGTGACATACTCACTGTCTTTCCAGATCGAATAGCACCATCGGCGATAATACCATCCTTATCTTTAACTGGAGAATCTTCACACCACCAGTTCAATACCTTGCGCTGTTTCTTGGAAAATGGCTTGAACTTGAAAATTCTCTTAATTTTCTTCATCGCCCCAGTCCTCCGCAGCTGTGCCGTTCAGAGCATCAAGGAACCCATCGTCTGCAATCTCCTCGCCGTCATCTGTCTGAACTTTGGCTTTCAGTAATGCAATCTCTGCTTTCTGCTTCTCAGTGGCAATATTCATGTGATCCGAAAGCCACTGTAAGGCTTTCATCCGGTCAGCAAGCTTTATCTTTACGCCGCTCTGCGTATTGCTTACTTCACTGACAATAGTTCCATCAATATTGTCTTTTGCTGTAACAAAACCGGCACTGACATCAACAAAATCGTTTATATCAGCAAATGCAATGTCCATGTACTTCTGGAAGATATCAGACTCACTCAGGAACTCCCTGTTGAGCCGATCCTGTTTTAGCTGTAGGATTTCTTCTTTTATCCGAGTATTTCCGAGTAATGCAGGGCCATTTGTAACCGCGGTTGTATATCCGCATCCGTACGCTTTCTGATATGCCTTGGTAGCATTGAAGCATCGGATGTAATGTATACAAAAAAGCTGTTGCTTATCAGTCAAGTCGGTATTCTGTATCACCTGCTTGACTTCATCAGCTACAGCCTTTTTCGTAACGCTCTTTTTACTTTCCGAACGTTCGCTTTTCTTTTCCGAACGCTCGCTTTGTTGCTCGCCATCCCAATGGTATGTACTTTTCCATCTCCGAACTGTTCCGGCAGGAACCTCTAGTTGACTTGCAATCTCAACCAGCTTCATTCCACCCTTATACAGTTCTCGGGCTTTTTCTGCCTTTTGGTTCGGACTCCTTGCCAATAGTATCACCTGCCTGTTTCTTTTTAGGGAGAAGTGGGACACCCCTGTGTTTCATGATGCCCCAGTAGTCAAAAGACGAAAAAAGCGCAAGGGGAATCATTTCCTCTTACGCTCTTTCACGCTACAATCATACCACAGATAAGTGTATCATTGTGTATCATCTTTCATTTTTTTGATCAAAATCTCATAATATCCACCTGTCGGATTGAAATGTTTCAATGCCCTGGCATGAATTCGGTGAACCTGTGCCCACTGATATCCAAGCTTTACACAGATTTCTTCCCAACTTTGTCTCCGAAGGTATCTGTATGTCAATACTGCCTTTTCTGTCTCATCCTCTAAACGCTCAATATCTGCGAATATATCTGCATATAGATCTATGCGCTCATACCGTGCTTTAATAAGTTTCCTCTCCAACTCGTCCAGCTTTGCAGCGTAGTCAGAGAGATCTTTCTGATCATGGGCATGTGGCATATCATCCATGACAAGTGCCGGTGCCATCTTATCTGCTCTTAACTGCTCAATTTCTTCCTCTATCCGGCGCGCGGCGCTGACCGCTGGTGTATATGATCGCAGATACTCCTTTTTCAGTTCGTTTTCTTTTTCCACGCTTCTCCCTCCCTGTTCAATTACTGTTCTATAGTAATTTTACCATTGGCATTCAGTGGATTTGTACCAATTTAGGGCATAAAAAAGAGAGGTCTCACTAAAGATAACCTCTCTTTCCAATATCTTATCATATCATCGAATTTTCTTTATGTAAAATCGCTTATTTAATTCAAACATCTTTACAACATTATTGTTGGCTAATCGCATCTTCTCCCTGTTAATTTCATAATCGTTCATCCTCATTTCATACCACTTTTCCGGACTAACGATTATTCCTGTGACATCATATTTTATCTGTGTGGCTAACAGTATATACATAGCAATTAATTCATACAAATTCCTATCAGCGACATTATCGCCAAAAAACATATTATCCTTTTGTATCTTGGAAATAAGCGCTATTGCATTTTCAGATCCATATGCATACACTTCATTCATAAAACCATTGAATTCTTTTGCTAATTCTTCGTTTTGACCTCCTGTTTCAATAATTGTTCCCAACAATTCTAATATACGCATTGGCATTGTTGCCATTTTATTCAAAGCGATTTCGTTCCTTTGCTTTAAGATCTCATTCTTAAAATCTCTTTTTACAGATCTATTAGTTGCAATGAATCCAATAATAGAAATCAAAGCGGGAATCATAGCTGATATTAATGCGGCTTTTATGGTATCACTCATTTCGTAAAAATTTTTCACAATTGGTATGAGAATATTCATTTAATTCACCTCTACTCATTTTAAAATATCGTCCACTTCTGGACCACCCTCTCTATGCAATCATACATTATAATTATAGCATTTTAGTCATACAATATAAAGCATTTTTACCACACCATCCGCATCTGGCCGCTCTGTTCCTCTTCGATCCGCCCTAACCTCTGCTTAATGATTCGCTGTACGATCCTGCGGCGGCGGTAGAAACAATTTCGAGATATTGGAAGAATGCCGTGGTGTGCTTCCATAAGATCGTAACTTGTCCCCTTAACAATGGATTCTGCCAGATAGTCCGCAATAAATGCATCTACACTCTGGCAAATTTCGTATATTTCTTTTTCATCCAAGTACATTCCCCCTTTCAAATTTTGCGCAAAAAAATACCAACCATCGAATATTGACGGTTGGTAACTGCTATACATTTATTTCCACTCTGATCTGGTCTATGCATTTCTGGATATTGTTTAAAACATTTATACAACTAGGTTCTACGCTATCTTCCATATTAGCATCACTATGGATAGAAATTGCAAGATTATTAAGAATTTCCCCGTTTTCTAATGTATTTAGGCAAATCTTACATAATTCTTCACTTAAATACAGTGAGTATAAATTGTACTCATTTCTAAATTTCTGATTTGAAGCAAGTGGTGCAAATTCACTGGCATCTGCACTTTCCTTATATTCGTTTCCACCATCGATGAAAAGTTCAAAATATGACTTATATTCCAAAATAGCTGCATACATATTTTGATATGCAATAATTTTTTCATCTAGCAATCGCATAGTCTTTTCTTGTTTAAATCTTCTTTTTTCTCTCCTACTTTCTATAATAGCACCAACGATAAATGTAATTATTGAAACACAAGCTGTAAATATTCCAATAATTATTTCGCCACTGGTTCCAGCTGGTTCTGTTATTGTTATATTCATACTTACTGTACTACCTTTCGTCATTATTTTATATAATCATATCACTCCAACCACCAATATTCAATTATCAAGGTTCTCTTCACTTTTAGCAATTCACAAACGCGAATTTGCTTATTTACTCTACATTTATCGTTTCTTCGAATGTTACACTTTTCAGCTTTCCAATTCTCATGAGTTCTTTAGTATGCTCCTCACACAGCTTAAATTTTTTTCTCTTACCTCCTGCCTTAAGTTCAATATCAAAATCATATTTTTTTCTGCACCCTTTACAAGAGCAAAATTCTAATATACTTTTAATCTTCATATCTATCCCTCCACTTCTGACTGCAGCCATTTAACCAGGCACTGTTTGCATAACTCATCCGGTATCAGTTCCCCGCTGTCCATTATATCTGTGCACTCATCTGTACTTTTACAGAATGGAATTACCTTACATAGTTCCTTGTTCTCAAGTTCGAACATTTTCTCTGCCAGCTCTTCATCACTCATGGAACGGATGCGGTCAGCGTTTGTTTTTGTTTTCCCGCATTCGCACTGTTCTTTTATGTATCCGCATTTATCACAGTATTTCTGATTCGCCATTCTTCTCAATCTCCCTTCGGCTGATATGGCTCTGGTAGCGGTTGCCATGCGATAACATTCAACTTGCTCCACCCATCTGTAAAATCTTTTCCGTTCCAAAATGCTCTAAATGAATACTCTTCTCCACAATCAACAAGGTACAATTCCAATGGTTTACTGTCAAACACGGGATTTTCTTTCGGTTGTGGTGGAAGTTCTACGCTGCATGGAATCCAACCATTGTTGTACTCGGCGGCAATTTGTTCCATGATATCTTTCAGCTCACTCTCCGCCACGGCTCTTGTCAAAGGAGCATATCCGCAAGCTTCCGTCGCAGCAATCATAATTCTTTGTTTTATCTTCTCAAATACTTCCTGCATGTCTACTCCTCCCTGATTCCCGAATATCTCTCCAAGCAATCTTTTAAAGCGTATATAATCGTATAATCAAGAATATTGATTTCTTTCGGCTTATTGGCTTTCCTGTATTCGAGCTTAAAAATCTCGCTCTGCAAAGCACTTGACAGTTTCAGCGGCTCAAGAGGATTGTTTATATCATCAATCCATTGTGTTTCGTACTTCTGCTTCATTTCCATTGATTCTCGCAGTTCTTCAACAGTTCCGAGTTCTCTGTACTGTTGGATTTCTTCGAGTGCTTTGATTGCTATGTCAAGAGAATCAACACATGTTTGGTAATGTGAGAAGTCCCGTCCATCACTTTTCAGTCTTTCAACCTCTCTAGCTGACCCTTGCCTGTGTTTTATTAAATCTTTCATTGCTTCCTTCTCATTCATCTTTTCCACCGCCTTTCACTACTCCAATCGCAGTTTGCATTGCTTTATTCCATATTCGCGTGATTACTGTTTCTACCACACTATCATCATTTGCAATATCTTTAGCTTCTTCCAACTGCTCCACGATCCGCTCCATAGGCTTGCGGGTGTTCCAACTTTCAATGCTTTCCTCTTTTGTGCAATCTTCTGCGGTTCCATCCTCTAATTCATGTGCGAATGTTATTCCTGCACCGCAGGTATCACAGCAGAACATATAAAAATCATCTTCATCCAGTTTTATTTCTCCACCGCAGAACGGACACGGCAAAAGTTTTACATCACTCATTTTCTTCCTCCATTCTCCTCAATGCTTCATAACACATAACCTCGGCTTGCACTTCTTCTTGGGAATATCCCTTGCCCTGCGGATATAGTGCATTTCGCATATTTGCCAATTCGTTCATATTGCTACTGATTATTCTCCATACTTCAAGTGGTTTCATTCTGTACCTCTCAATTCTTCCAGTTTCTTCTCTGCTTCTTCACGAGTGAGGAATATGGTTTTGCCAATTTCCGATTCCGCAAATTTCCCAGTTATGGCACCACCGCAACTTCGGTAATGCAAAACAATTTCATCTCCGTAATCGCAATCGTCATCATCTTCATCATCGTTCAGATTTTTATAAGAAAATCCAGTAACCTCATAAGGACAAGTCGTTCCGAAATCATTACTCCAAAGTGTGCTCCCCACCTTGCATGGCAGTTTCAGAAGCAATCCATGTTCCTCTGCATCTTCGTAATCTGCCAACTTTTGAAGCACATTATGTCTGTTATTTTCCCATTTAACGGGTTCTCCGCTTGGTGTGTTATAGATAGCCGTTCCATTATGCGACCTTTTTGTTAATCTATCCATGCTCTACCTCCTACGCAAACCGGAGCTGTCCGGTCTGTTCCTGCGCAATCCTCATGTTTCCTGTGCGCTTTGCTACGCACAACTCTGGTAAATTTGCTTTTACCAGCGCGGCAGGAATTGGCGGACACACCGCATTGCCGCACCGCTTTACCTGTTCACTTCTCGGATATGTCTTTCCTGTATAATCATGGTCGATTATGTAATCATCCGGAAATCCCTGGCATCCGTACAACTCTTTCGGTTCTAACATTCTCAGCCCGATATCTACGATCTGGTAATCCACACCCTCGATTGTCACAAGTCCGAATCTGTCTTTGGTCGTAACCGTATCAAGTGGCTGCTCTATATCCTGTCCTGTGGCATCTCCATAGTATTTAATCAAAAACGCTCTGACTTCCCCGAAATGCCCCGGTGATGTAGTAATGGTATGTAATGGTTCTCTCATATCCTGCCCGGTGCCGCTCTTATAAAATTTACTTAAAAACGATGTAACCAATCCGTACCTGTTCGAGCCATCCACAGTCATAATCGGATCTTTTATGGTCTGCCCCCGGACTTCTCCCTGTGCTGTCTCGGAATGGTACTGGATCAATGTTGGACTAATAAGACAATGTTCATTTTTGCTTACAATCGTTGTGAGCGGCTCCCTCACATCCTTACTCCGATCCTTTGCGAACCCGGTCTGCCCGATCTGTACCATGTATGGCTCCACAATCCCGTAACCATGCTTTCCGGTGATTGTAGGCATCGGCTCTCGGATGTCGTTCGGTCTGCGCTCACCGCCGTGGTTGCACTGGATAATAAATGGTTCCGGATTATCCAATACGAACTTTTTCAATCCTCTTGCGATCCGATCCATTGTTTTCTTTGCCAGTGGGCGAACCGCCCGGATACCGTACTTTTCTTTGATTTCCTCGGATGTGTCAAAAATGCTCGGACATGGCCGGCTGAAATCAATCTGTGTGTATGCTCCTACGTATGGTTTTAACAGTCCGGCTTTTACCGCTTCGCTATCCGCAGGGGCGTGTGTTGGCTCTGGCCATACAATCGGCTTGCCGTCACACCGGGCGACCATAAAAAATCGTTTACGCATGGTCGGCGCACCATAATCTGCAGCAATCAGTTCACGGAACTCTACTTCATAGCCAAGCTCCCGAAGTTGCTGCACAAACCGCTCAAATGTCTTCCCTTGTTTATGCTTAATAGGATGATGCCGTCTGTTTAATGGTCCCCATGTTTTAAATTCTTCTACGTTTTCCAACATGATCACTCTCGGTCTTACAAGCCCCGCCCATCGTAATGCTACCCATGCAAGTCCTCTGATATTCTTATCTTTTGGTTTTCCACCCTTTGCTTTGCTAAAATGCTTGCAGTCCGGCGAGAACCAGGCAAGTGCTACTGGATGTCCTTTACAAGCCTTTACCGGGTCTACTGCCCAGACATTTTCACAATAATGCTTTGTATTCGGATGATTGGCTTTGTGCATTTTAATAGCTTCCGGGTCGTGGTTAATGGCTATATCTACACTGTAGCCAGTAGCCAGTTCTATGCCAGTGGAAGCACCACCACCGCCGGCAAAGTTGTCTACTATCAATTCTCCGTTAATCATGGCATCACCTCCAGAAAGTCCTCGATCTGCATCTGTCCTTCCAAATCATCCGCATCTCGCTCACATTCTTCGCACATTGCTCTTTCTTCGTCCGTCATATTTCTCTCATTTTTAATTTCAATTACAAATGCCGGATAAGTAAATTCTTCATCTGTCATTATTATGACTGTTTTTGGCTCGTATACCTTTCTCTTTTTGGGATTTGCACATACGATACTTACTGGTGCATCATCCGGAAAACTGTTTACATATTCTTTTAATTCACTATTCTTCATTTTCTCCGAAAGGAACCTGGCGCGCCTTTTATCCGGATAGGTTCCGGCTCCTTTCTTTTTATTGTTATTTTCTTATGACTGTTGTAAAATATTGTCAAAAAGGAGGGTTTTTATGTTACGTTCTATAGATGCCAAAAATATGATTGATTCAAAAAATTGTACAATCAAAGTTGATGATAAAGATATCACCGAATGTCCTTTGTGCCACAAATCTTTTGCTCCTATTCCACTTTTTGCATGTGTTTATAAGTTAGATGATTCAGTTACATGCGCTAGTGTTGTTTATTTTTGTAGAGACTGTGTTTCTCCATTTTTTGCTCACTATTGGATTTCAAATGCATCTTTATACAACAATGCTATTATCTATAACTCAGCTATATTTCGTTATGTTGAGCCAATAAAATTTGCTAAAACAGTTTTTGACAAAAATATCATTGAACTTTCACCTCTATTTGACAAAATATATAATCAAGCTCTTGCTGCTGAAGCATCCGGTCTTGATGAAATTGCAGGTCTTGGTTACAGGAAATCCCTTGAATTCCTAATAAAAGATTTTGCAATACATGAAAATCCGGATGCCGAAGAAAAAATCAAATCTATGCCACTTGCAGCTTGTATCAAAAACTTTATTGATTCTCCTAATATAAAAACATTAGCTACTCGGTCTGCTTGGATAGGCAATGACGAAGCTCACTATATCCGGAAGCAAGAAGACCGAGATGTGAGTGATATGAAATCATTCATCCAAGCAACCGTTTACTTCATTAGCATGATTCTGATTACAGAAGATGCAGCAACTATGGAGCCAAAATAGATCCTTCTACCGCCTTTGCCTCGTGTTCAATCGCAGAAAGACAAAGTTGTGTATCCATTTCAGCAAGAAAATTTCCTTCAAGATCCCAGTACTGAACAACATCACGTACTGGGTCTTTTTCTGTTCCAAGTCCTCTTTTTGCTTTTGTCTCAATTACCTGGATTACTTTTGCACTTTTAGTTCCATCTGGTCTAACCATATTTCACTCCTTCTTTCATTTCAAACTTAAATAACACATAATCCCACAATCGGGGAAAATCTCTGTATTCATGTTACCTCTGTCCGGTTCAAGTTCATCCAAATATACCGGATTCCCTTTCCCGTCCTTAAGGATTGAATAGCCTACCAACCTTTCCAACTTCGCCCGACTTTCAAATACTTCCGGGAAATCTTTTCTGATTCTATTCCAATATCCCATACCGCCTTTGACGCATCCGATACAGTTGTTGTTCGGATAGCCAAGTTCATACATCCGAGGTCGGGCAAAATCAAAAGTCCGTTCAAACAATCCATGTACCTCTTCTTTTGAGAGGTTTTTGTCAATCAGTGGAAATTCGTGTGCGGCTTGCGGATTTGCTTCAATCGTCCTCTCTGCCCGGTTTTTTTCCTTAAGGTCGAATCCCCAGACGTAAGTCAATTCACAATCCTTATGTCGTTCCTCCCACTCTTTTCTCACTCTCTTTTTTAGCCAGTTCGTGCAAGGTGCGAATCCGTTTGCCGGATTTCTAAATCCTCCAAATGTTCTTACGCAATCCTCTACACATCTATACTCGCTTGATTTCAGTATCTGAATTTCTTTCCCGATTGCTTTCTCGCAATCTTTAATAAACCTGATACTGTCCTCATGTTGGTCTGCAATGTCAATGTAAATCCATTCGTCTACATTCCCTGCTAAATATCCAGCCATAAAGCTTGATATTCCTGCACTTACCCAACATACTTTTAATCTTTTCATGACAACCACTTAACAGATTGCTCTGTGTCCGTGGATAAGGAATTACGGCTCCCAATAGTGCCATACGACACCGCTAATTAAATTCCTTTTGTTCTCGCCTTTCTTCACCTTTAGGCGGTCAACCTTGGTCTACCAAGGCTTCTGTCATTACTCCTTTCTCATTCCATCTGTTTTTAAAATTTCATCCAAGCAGGCATTAAAGCCAGCCTTCATGCCTTCTGTCCATCGACCGTTAGAATGTAGCTCTAACACCGTATGAGTTTCTTTCCTCTCCGGCAATTCTCGGAGCGGACACCACTCCGGCTTCTCTCCATCTGGTAAAAGTTTTCCTACCGCACAGCACAGATATTCGTCATCATTCTCTGTCTCATAGCACAATGCACATTTCTGGCATACCTGTTCCGGCATATCCATTACCAATACTGCTTTAGGCATTTTCATTCCCCCTTAATTCGTCAAGGCTTTCCTGCAATTCTTTGTAATAATTGATTTGGTCTGTGAAATGATTATCTAACGCATCAATCATTTCTTCTTTCACATCTTCCAGAGATTCTGCCTGTAAAAAATCCATGTGCCCATCAATGACAGACTGCCATCCAATTTCTTCACCACAATATACAATGCTTCCTATGACGAGATCTCCGTAATAGGCAACTACATCAATTTGTTTCTTCCAGTCTTCCTGCTCTGGTTCGACTTCTTTCCATTCAAGTTCAGTCATACCTCACACTCCTTCCGGCTTCTCGCACCCACCTTTCTCCGCGTCTCTGCCCTGTGTTTTGCATCATACTTGTTATGGCATTTCTGGCACAACGCTCTAAGATTGCTATAATCGCAATTTTCCGGTGTATGGTCTAAATGCGCTATTGTTAGGACAACTTTTGAGCCATTTTCACGGATAGCATAATTTTCAATTCCACAAAATTCACATTTGTTATCTGCCCGCTTGAGAATGTCTTTTCTGATATCCTTCCAATTTGCCGGATATCTTTTCTTATTTTCTGGCTTGATTGGCATCCTCTTCACCCACCTTCTCAAAATAGAACTGTATCGGTTCTCTGTTTTCCTGCACCATGCCATACCGCAGAGCAATGTTGTATGTACACACATCTCTTTTCAGCCGGTCTGGTATTTTTTGCAGCTCTTTTCTAAAGTCCTCTAAGTCCATCGTTGACTTATACCGATTGCACGAACCACAGGACGGCATAAGATTTTTGATATCATGCACGTCTATTTCTGTGTATTCATAATTTCTAAGGCAATGTAAATGGTCTACGTTAAAGCCTTTCTCCGGTATTTCACAGCCACAATAAGCGCAATGCCCATTATATTTCGCATACACCTGTTTCCTTACGGATTTAGGAATCGGTTTTCGCATCTACTCCACCGCCTTTCACAATCTCGATTGCATGTTCATAACTTCTTGCTTTCTCTTTTCCCAAATTACTGTCGTATGCATTCTCCCAAAACTTTCTCTCATTCTCCAACTGCTCCACAACCTTATCCAGGTCATAGGCGGTCGGTGTGCATTTTGCCGCAATCACAACTGGATCATTCTCAACTCTGCCCTTTATCAGTTCGTCTTCGCCAATCAATCGTCCCATTGTTCGCCCTCCTGTTCCATGCTTCCTTCGCTTCTTCCTGTGCATCCATCTTGTTAGCGAAATCTTCAATTTTCACATACGGACCAGCACCGCCACATTTGCCGCATATAATCTTGTATCCTTTGGTTCCCATTTTTCTCACGCCTACTCTACGATCATGGCAACCACAAAACGGGCATGGTTTAATTTCTTCGCTCGTTCCCCATCCCCTCCTTCCAACGCATTGTATAAGCGCAAGTATGTTTCAAAATCGTTCGGGTTCATTTTGTCCGAAAGAAAATCCAAGAAATCCTTATTCCGCATGCATTCTTCCGGTGTGCCGATTACGCGGTACTGCTTTAACTCTTCCAACCACTCCGCAAGTTGTATATGCTCCTCGGCACATTTTTTACACTGTGTCGGATAATAATGTGCATCTTTATCATAATGATTTTCGTACTCAGCCATCCTGCGCTTTGCAACTTCTCTTGCGTGTGCTATTGCTTCATCAATCGTCATGGCTACACCTCCAACAGTTCCGGATTGTCAACAACTTCCATTTCGCATGTCTTTACATATTCCTCTGTAAGTGGCATTGGAAAGCAGAACGGCTCACACTTGCTTAGCGCATCTGTTGGAACAACCTCATAATGCCAACCAATAACACGGTCAATAACTTCCAGTGTTTCTGCGTTGATTAAATTAAATTCTCCAAAAACGGCTTTTACAAGGTCTTCCGAGTTTCCATGACACATCAAAATGTCATTCTCCCAGATCAACTTGCCGTTCTTATCCTTAAATCCGGTGCATTGGCAGATTGTATCTCTGTCCACTTCATATCCGACAATCTTGCATTCGTGTTCTAAGTATGGGCTAAATTTTATTTCTTGCCCTATAAGACAATGATTTTCTCCGTCAAGTAATGCTCCTTGCACCCATTCCCCATTATCAAGTCTCTTTGCCCTGAATAAATATCTATCTTCCATCATTTCTCCTTTCATTCATCTTTTTCAGTTCTTCGCTGATATCTTTTAGGTCGCAATCAATATTAACCAGCCGACCCCATATAAATATGGTTGATAATGCAAGCAAAACTCCCATTTCTACACATCCTCACTTTCCGCAAGCTTGGCAATTCTATTTCCAGAACACGCCATGTCTAAAATCTCTTTCGCATATTTTTCTTTATTCAACATCTTTAAACCTCCAAATCACACACAAACTTAATCTCATCAGCTAACGTTTCAGCTATCATCGGCACGGCCAACTGGAACTGCTTGTAATTAGCCAATGTGTCGATGTAGTCAATAAACTTGTCCGTGAACTGCTGTAACTGCTTCACAGACAGCTTAAATTCCTTTTTCAGAATCGTAAGCGTGAGCGCGAAATAGTTAAACAACGATGCACTGGAAAGCCTGTATGCTTCACGCTCGATACAGAAACCTTTCTTTGCATACAGGTTCATTAACTGTCTCTGTGGAATTTTTCCGACTTCTTCTTTGATGTCGATTCCGTATTTGCTTTTCAGATAAACAGCCAAGTCCTTGCCATTTTCCCCACCGGATGCCGCTTCATCTAAGTAGGATTTCAAAAAATCCTGCAACCGGATGATTCTTGCCTGTCCGAACCCAAATTTGTCATGAAGAACAATATAACCAATTGCCACGAAATCCTTGTAAGATTTTGTTACAACCTTATCAGCATTGCGCTTTTCAAAATCGTTCCGGCCGATGATCTTCGTATCCTGCTTCGTGAAAAATGTTGGCTTTTTCTTCCGTTTTAATGCATTACTCATTTCTTTGATTTCTCCTTTCTGGTATCTCGCCACTTTCTCATTACCCATCCAAAAGCTTTTGCAGCATATCTTCCTGGTGCTGCTCTGCGATATGATCCCGCACGCTTTCTTCCGGGAATGCGATCTGGTAGGTTCGCTCCTTGATCCGGTTCGTGATGCGGTCATCATACTGCAGCGTTTCCAGAGATTCATTACTTGTGAAAATCGTCACTTTCCGGTTTATATAACGCTCATTGATGATCTGGTACAGCTTGTCATTGATCCAGTCTGCCGGCCGTTCCACTCCGAAATCATCAATGACCAGGATATCTGTGGTGCAGAGTTCATCCAGCAAACGGCTCTCACTGTATTCCGCGTCCCGCCGCCATGTATTCTTGATTTCCTGCAGGATGGTCAGTGATACCGCAAATTTGACTGCATAGCTTTTCATCAGCTCGTTTGCAATCCCTGCCGCAATCCTTGTTTTCCCACTGCCCTTTGTCCGGGACCAGATAAACAGTCCCATCCCCTGCTCCCTCTGGTTCTCAAAATCCCCGAGGTACGCTTTTATGATCCGGCAGGCATCCGACACTTTCTTCCTGCTGTCCCGCTCCCGGTACACATCCATCCGAAATGTTTTCAGTTCCATTCCCCTAAATGCTTCCGGGATATCCGCAAACCGCAGCCGCCGCAACATGATCGCACGCTCCCGGCACTTACACGGCACGGCTGTTTCAATACCGTCCTTTTCGGTCAGAATCCATTCGCTGCCCTTGCAGACGGGGCACACATCAGAACCCTTCGAAACATCCGGAACATCCGCGTTCTTCAAGCAGTTCGTTGAGCGATTTTTCACGCGCTCCAGTATTCCGTTGATCATGTTTTTCATCTGCTGGTCCATCATCCACTCCTTCCAGGTATTGCATAAACAGGTTTTCTTTCAAAAAGTTCTCCGGGTTCTTGATGTACCGGGCTGGTGTCTTTTTCCGCTGGCAGGCAATAGCATAATTCTCTGCCGCTGCAATCAGGCCAGCTTCCGACACTCCGGCATCAACCGCATTGCAGTATTCCGTCTCTGCCAGATAACCAGTGCAGGTTTTCGGATAGGCTGCGGCAAAATCTGCAAACCGTTCCACGGGGGATATAGGGGGTGTGTTTCTTTCCTTCTTCCCTTCTTTCTTTTCTTCTATTGTTGTCGTTTGAATGTCGTTAGAATGTCGGTTGCCTGTCGGTTGCCTGTCATTTTGCTTGTCGGTTGTCTGGTACAAATCGTACTTAACCACTGTAAATACAGTAAATTTGTTTGTCGTTTTGCTTGTCACTTCGCCTGTCTTTTTCAGATGTGAAATTGCGGTGCGGATTTCGCGCTCCGTAAGCCCTGTTTCGCCCGACAGCTTCCCGATGGATGAGACAAACGATCCACGTGGAACCGTTGTCCCTTTGAAATTTCCATCCTTCCAGTTGGCTTTCAGAAGCATATGGATAAACAGCCGGGTTGTATTGATATCTGTGTACCATTCCCATTCCAGTAGCCCGCGGCTCAGCTTTATGTAGTTGCCATCCAATCACTCCACCTCCCGAATCAGCACTTCTCGCCACCTTTCAAATGTCATTTTCATTCCGCCTTCATAACAATTCCATACACCTTATACATCTGCCGGAACCGGATCACTCCCATCTGGTGAGCAATCGTATGGTGCTCCCTGCACAGGCAGATCTTCTTATAACCCGAATCATCCACCTTCCGGCGGTTATTTCCCATACCGATTGCATCTTCATGATGGATTTCCCCATCCTTGCCGCAGATGGCACACTTTTTATGCATTAGGCAGTAATACAGATACCGCCCGATATCATCCGTCCGGTCAATCGCATTGTCTGAAAGTGGGATTCCCCACTCTAAAGCAAATTCCAAGATCGTATTGATAAACTCCCGCGCGGTATCCATCGAACAGTTAGAAAGGCTGAAATAAGGATCTCCTGTACGGATCATATGCTCATACTTCATCCGTTCCTTCATTTCTTCCGGTGGATAGCCTGTCCAGTCTGCAATATCCCGGATCGTTGCATATGCTTTCTTCCTCTGCTCCGCAGAGATATGCCGCCCATCATCAAAGCGGATCTCTGCATTCTTGATCTTCTTTCTCTGGAGCAGACCACCAAGTTTCATTCCCGGAACGGAAACAACAAGATCTGTTCCATCACTGTTTTCCCGGTACTGCTTCACATCTACCATCGTATACATCAGTCATCACCATACTTCGATTTCAGACTGTTCAGCATTGTACCAACATCTTCCGCTGATAAGCTGTCCCAAGTCTTTCCGTTGCTCGTGATCCAGTATTCAAGATTCACCTTATGTTTGAGGCACAGGTCTTTCAGTATCTTAATATTTGCCGGGCTCGGCTTCTCCTCATTCTTCGGAATAATGTTGTTAAAAGGCTGCATTTCTTCTTTTAGCCACAGGTTAAATCCAAGCCCCGTATGAATTGCCACGCACTTTACAAAAGACCGGCACATACTGTTCCACACTCTCTGCTGGCTCATGGAATTATCCTTGACCGGATTGGAGCCATTCATCACCGGCGACTGCATTTCATACTCATTTTCATCAATTACAACCTTAATTCGTGTCTCATAACATCGATTTGTATTTCCTTTGCTATCTGTGAAATCTTTTGATACCATGCGCAAAGAGCTTCCCGTTCCCACATCCGGAATCGGCACCCAGTAAACTTTCTTTGCACCATTCTCATGCAGCAGATCAATACATTTCGCCCAATTAAGATACGTCATTCCATCCCGTTCCTGGCAATATGGAGTTACGTCAATTTTGCGCATTTCTTCCCACGATTTAAGTGCCATACATCATATCCTCCAACTTCATTTCCATCTGTCCATCCCTGCCACTTCTATATGCTGCAAGGATGTTTTTATTGTTCTCCTTTTTCTTTTCCAGGCAGTCACATGATTCACCCGGATCAAGATGTGCCCCACAATAGGGGCAGGGTCTGTAATACATCACACCACCTTCCGGAAACATGAAACCATACAATCTTCACAGTAGATTTCTCCGCCAACGTCATAACAATAATCATCCTGAATATGATCACCGCAGCAGACACACACCGGCCGTTGTTCCAGCCATTTGTCCTGCTCATCCTCATGCATCCGGAAGAAATCATAATTATCCTGGATCGTTTCCATTATCGGCTCCTTCCTGCAGCAGATCATAAATTGCCTTTGCTTCACCTTTTTGCAGCAGGTCATAGATCCAGTCCGCTGTCTCATCATCCTGTCCGTCTATCAGTGCCGCATAGATCTGCTCCATCGGCTCGTCCATAAGCGGACACGCTGCTTCGGTGTAAATAAATGATCCTGCATTGTTCAGAATCTTTTCTGCGTCCTTGCAGTGCAAATACGCACTTACAAGCGATTCGATTTGACGTAAATTCATATTTTTCACTTGCACATTAAATATATTTCTTGTAAAATAAAGGCATAGCATTTTTAATGCTTATTTTTCTTTTGTTTTCCGAGAGAAACAACCCCCCAATTAGATGGAATCATTGCTTTGGTCGGCTGATTCCATCTTTTTTATTTCCACATCCAACACTTCCTTGAAATCCCCATCATTTTTCTTTTCCTTTCGCGGGTACGT